TCAAACTGATAAATATTATTTTACAACAGCAGATTTTACAGATGGCTTTCATAAAATAATTTTTAATTCTGTGCATGCGCTGCGGACACAAGGATTGAATGAAATTGATCCAATAGATATAGAAAATTATCTATCATCTAGACCGGGTGTGCAAAAAATATTTAATGATAATAAAGGATTTGAATTTTTAGAAGCCTTAAAAGAGTTTTCAGATTTAAATAGTTTTAATTACTATTTCAATAGATTGAAAAAATTTACTTTATTAAGAGCTTTTGATAACTATGGTATTGACATCTCTTGGTTTTATAATACTGATTCATTAACAGTTAATGATTTGCAAGAGCAAGAGGATCGATTAGACAATAGCACAATAGACGATATAGCTAATTTAGTTAATCAAAGAATTGAAGATATAAAATTAGAATATTTGGGCAAGGTTGCTAGTGAGGCGCGACATGCTGGAGATGGATTGGCTGATTTAATTGAAAGTCTAAAACAATCTCCTGAAATTGGTGTTCCATTATATGGACCTCTTATCAATACTATTTCACGTGGCGCTAGGCTTAAAAAGTTTTATTTGCGGTCAGCTCCTACGGGCGCAGGTAAAACACGCATGATGATTGCTGATGCGGTTAACTTTGCCGCCAATCAAATCTATGATACTTATGAATGCTCTTGGGTTTCAAATGGAACATCAGAACCTACCTTATTTATAACAACAGAGTTAGAAATAGATGAGGTTCAAACTATGGCTTTGGCATTTTTATCAGCGATTCCAGAGGATAATATTTTAAATGGAGAATATTCTCCTGAAGAAGAAGATCGAATAAAAAAAGCAATAGAAGTATTAAGTAATAGTCCTCTATGGATTGAGCATCTACCAGACTTTTCTTTGCGGGATATTGAATCAGTTATTCGTAGAAATGTGCGGGATAATGGAGTAAAATATGTTTGTTTTGATTATATTCATACTTCTTTAAAAATATTAGAAGAAATAACTCAGCGCACAAGTGGCATGAAATTACGAGAAGATAATATTTTATTTATGTTGGCAATCCGCATAAAAGATCTATGCAATGAATTGGGAATTTTTGTAATGTCAGGAACGCAGCTAAATGCAGATTGGGAAGATCGTACAACATCAAATCAAAATGTACTTCGTGGAGCAAAAGCAATAGCAGATAAAATAGACTTGGGTATTATTACTGTTCCTGTTAATGAAAGTGATCGAGAAGCCCTACAACCTATTATAGCGGCAGCTTGTTTACCAATGCCAAACTTGGTACATCATGTTTACAAAAACCGCAGAGGAAAATTTAAATCTGTAAAATTATGGTGTGCAGCTGATTTTTCTATATGTAGAGTGCGTGCTCTATTTATGACTGATGATAATTATAAAATTATTGAAATACAAGATTTGGACATTGTTGTTGACGCAAATAATTAAAATATGATATAATTATAAAAAGGGGTGATTATTATCCTCGACAAGAATTTAGTAAAGAATCTATTAGATGAAGACAAAATTTGTGAACTATTGCAAGAGCTTGGGTCTAATAGACCATTTCCTAGACACGAGGCTCTAGTATGTGAAACAATTTGTCACAATCATCCCGGCGAAGGTAGTCATAAACTTTACTATTATCCAAATACAAAACTATTTAAGTGTTATACTAATTGCGGAGAAGCATTTGATATATTTGATCTAATCGTCAAATCAAATGCTATTCGTGGTATTAAACTAGAAATGTTTCAAGCTGTGCAATGGGTATGGAGTAGATTAGACAATAAAGGATTTACTGGACAAAAATCACAAATTCAATCAGAAGATTGGGATATCTTAAATAGATACGCACAAATCCGTTCTATACAAACACTTGAAAAACAAGAATTAAAAGAATATCCTGCTTCAGTATTAGACAGACTTCCATTTTTTATTATTGATGATTGGCAAAAAGAGGGAATATCTGTTCGCACAATGCAGCACTTTGGAATCAAATACAATCCTGTAACCAATGCAATTATCATTCCACACTATGATGAAAAAAATAGATTGATTGGAATTAGACAAAGAACACTGGTTAAAGAAGATGAAGAGATTTGGGGTAAATATCGTCCAGCTGTGATTAATGGAGAAATGTATAATCATCCATTATCTCATGCTTTTTATGGATTAAATTGGAATTATCCAAATATAAAACGAGCTAAAAAAGCTATTATTTTTGAGGGAGAAAAGTCTGTTATGCTATTTGATTCAGTTTTTTCAAAAGAAAATAATATCTCACTAGCTTGCTGCGGTTCAAATATTTCTCAAAGACAAGTTGATATATTAGTTGATTTAGGAGTTGAAGAAATGATAGTTGCCTTTGATAAAGAATTTTTAAATGTTGGAGATGAGGGATTTAATGTTCAGACACAAAATTTAAAAAATATTTATAAAAAACATTCTAGCAGATTAACCATATCATTTGTTTTTGATAAACAAGGATTTTTAAAATTAAAAGAATCTCCAATCGAAAGAGGAAGAGATGTATTTATGAAACTATATGAAAAACGATTCACGCTGGGGGAAAAATAATGAAATATACTTTAATATCACCACCAGATGACAAGCTAACAGTAGTAGAGCAGGTTTTAGTTAATCGTGGAATTAATCTGGCAGATGTTTCCAGATATTTAAAAACTACAGATTCAGAATTACACAATCCAAAACTATTAGACTTTATTGAAGAAGCTGCTCATCTATTTATTGAACATTTAGAAAAAGGACATAAGATTTATGTTCAAGTAGATTCAGATTGTGATGGCTATACCTCGTCAGCTTTTTTATTGAATTACATTTGGAGATACAATAGTAAATATTTTGATCAATTTAAATTTGCATTACACGCAGGAAAAGAACATGGATTATCAAAAGAATTTGTAATAAATGTTGAAAGAAATGAATTTAGATTAATTATAGTGCCCGATGCTGGATCAAATCAACATGAAGAGCATAGAATTTTACGAGATAAGGGAATTGACTGTATCGTTCTTGATCATCATGAAGCGCATGAAAGATCCCGCTCAGCATCAGTCATAAATCCACAACTTGATGAATATCCTAATAAGCAATTAAGCGGAGTTGGAATTGTTTATAAATTTTGTAAAGTATTGGATGAATTATTCGGTGTATCAATAGCAGATCAATTGTTAGATCTAGTTGCTCTTGGTATGGTTGCAGATATGGTAGATATGAGGGAATTTGAAACTCGACATCTAATAATTAAAGGAACTACAAATATCACCAATCCCTTTATCAAAGCTTTAGTAGAGCGCCAAGCCTACTCTATGAAAGATGGAGTAACTCCCTCAGCTCTTGGTTTTTATATAGCTCCAATAATTAATGCAATTATTAGAGTTGGTGAGCCAGAAGAAAAGATTTTATTGTTTTCTGCTATGCTTGAAAAGTATGCTTATAAAACAATACCATCAACCAAGAGAGGCGCAAAAAGTGGTGAAACTGAAACTTATGTCGAACAGGCTGTGCGGCAAGGCGCAAATATAAGAAGCCGTCAAAACCGCATGAGAGACGCGGGATTGGAATTAATTAATAATATCATAAAAGAAAAAAAACTTGATGAAAATAAAATTATTATTGTAGAAGTAGAAGACATTATTGATAAAAACCTATCAGGACTAATAGCCAATCAATTAATGTATCGATATCAAAGACCAGTTTTATTACTAAGAAATACTGGAGATGGATTATTTCAAGGTAGTGGTCGAGGTTATGATAAATCTGATTTAATGGATTTAAAACAATTTTTAAGCGATTCAGATTTAGTAGAGTATGCAGAAGGACATTCAAATGCTTTTGGAGTAGGTATTAGCGATAAAAAGCGAGAAGAGCTAATAAAATATTCTAATGAAGAATTAAAAAGCATAGACTTTTCTCCCAGATTTTTAGTTGATTTTATTTATGAAGCTGATAATATTAACTATCAAGATTTAATGGATATTGGATTTTTGAAAGATTTATGGGGAAAAGGAGTAGAAGAAGTTTTTGTTGTTGTGAAAAATTTAAAAGTAACAAAAACAAATTTAACTTTAATGTCTCCTGATAATAGTCCTACTCTTAAAATTCAAAATGGATTAGTATCATTTATAAAATTTAAATCTTCTAAAGAAGAATATGAGAGCCTCTTATCAGATGGATTTATTTCTATTGATTTAATAGGAAAATGTACTATAAATGAATGGAATGGAAATATAACTCCACAAATATTAGTAGAATCCTATGAAGTTACCGGAGGGCAAAAATGGTACTTTTAAGCGAATCTAAATTTACTATTATTATAAAATGTTATTTATAATAATAAAGGAGTGTTTTATAAATGAGCGGAAGTACTCCAATAGAAATAAGTCAACAAATTATAATGGAGCTTACATTAGATAAAACTATAAATCAAATATTAGAAATTGATCAAAATATTATAGCAAATAAAAATAATTAATAAAGGAGAGTCTTTATGGTCCCAACAAAAGTTAGACAGGGAGATATCGGCACCTCTCTAAAATTTACAATTATT